GTAATATAATTATATTATTAGAAAAGGAGGGATCTTAAGGGAACCTTCGGTTCCCTTAATTTAGAAGTCTTCATCTTCGTCTTCGTCTTCTACCACTGCATCCTTCTTAATATTTTTGTCTAAATATCTATAAATACGTCTAATATCTAGTTTTGTAATAGTATAATTTTCAAACATTTTTTCAATTTCGATCAATGTCTCTGTTTTATTACTAAAATCTCCTCCATTACGCAATCTTAATTCTTGAAACATTGATATCAAGTCTCGTTTATCCATATCCAATTTCTGACATAAATTATAAATAAATAACATATTGTTATATTCTGTAGAATATTTTGTGAGAACCTTGGTAAATCTTACTTCATTGGGTTTAAATAAATTAAGGTTCTCTGGAAAGGTATCATGATAAATTTTATTACTGTAAAATGTTTTCATTAATGAACTCATTTCGTTAAATTGCCAAATCTGATTTTGAAATGTAATACGATCTATGTAATCAGCATAACACATATTCTTTAATATACACGAGTAAACCGGAAATGATCTATCTATTTCCTTTTTCTGTAACATATCTACAATGTTCTCATGCCATAATAAAGCCACAATTGTGCGGTCTGTTTCATTCATATATTTATTATGTTGCTCTATTTTTGCCGGTTGATTTATAAGTGATTGTGTTATTTTTTTTGAATCTTCATTAAATGATTTATTACAGAATATTTGTTGTATTTTCTCTTCTGTTAATAAATCTTCACGTTTAATATTTCCAAAAATATCTTTTACAAACATTAATTTCCGCATATCACCTTGAATATAATTTAATATTGTTGATTGATAATTATCTGATTTATCTTTTATAGTTGGAATTATACTATGGAGAACCTGCTCCATTTGTCTCAGAACAGGTGTTTTTAATTCAAATGTATTACATACCTTCATTAATTCTTTTATTTTTTTATCAATATAGTAATTCCCTATGCATATAATCGGATTCATAGTAATGCTCTCTAGTCGTTGTTTTTTTGTTTTCTTCTGTCGTATGATTTTTATAAGTGCTGTTATACCTCCCTTATCTCCATTATTCATTCCATCTATTTCATCCATAACAATGGCCAATTTTTTTACTTTTCCAGTCATCATTTGGAGAACATTCCTATTAGATACATTATTACTTGTAATTGTATCAATTAATGCTTTATTTCTTACATCTCCTGCATCGTATTTTATAATATCATAATCCAATTCTTTTAATAAATCTACCACGAATTGAGTTTTACCACAACCTGGAGAACCATAGATATATATTCCGCGTTTAAATGCTATATTTTTACAATTATCATCAAAGGATAACAATATATTTTTAATATCATTCGCTATTATTTCTCGATCCAATATGTTATTTATATTTTCCATAATCTATTTTATGTAAAATATTCTGTTATGATTATATTGTTTCTGTCTTTATTATTATTAGGGGAACCATAGGTTCCCCCTAAGACCCCCTCCTCTACCTTTATTCTTGAATAAATAAACCCTTATGTTACACCGAGCTTTGCTCGGTGTATTATTTGCAAAGGAGTTCTTACAAGAACCATCGGTTCTTGTATCTAGTGCCTGAATGTACTGAAATCCGCAGTTACTGGCATATAATTGCTTGACCCTTTCGCAGGCAATGTCCCGTAATATGAATATTGGTCCATTGTTTGTGGTCCAGCTGATGATATTTGACTGTATCCTGGTGTTCCACCTTTTCCACCTTGAGAACCTTGTCCATTCATTCCTCCTGAACCTTGTCCACCCATTCCTCCTGAACCTTGAGAACCTTGTCCACCCATTCCTCCTGAACCTTGTCCACCTCCTCCAGATGCAGCACTATCTCTATCTCTTTTATCCTTAATTAATCCTACAGCACCAGAACCAGCACTCTTAGCTAGATCTACTGCACCGTGAGCTACATCCTTTAAACCTGACCCAACACCTTCACCTACTTTTCCAATACCACCTGTTACATCCTTAACTGCGCCACCTACTGTACTAGCCCCTGTTTTTAATACATCTGCTGCAGTATACCCAAGTTCTTCAATACCTGCTACTGTACTATATTGCATTAATGATAATCCTCCTGCAAGTGTATTCGGATCAGCATTACTAGAAAATGTTCCTTTTCCTATGTCACTCTTCCATTGTACATCATTTCCTTGTGCATCTTTTTTACCTGTAGTTGGTGTCCCTTCACCTAAAAAAGAATGTTCGTCAGTTAAATTATCTATCATTCCTTGTTCTTGTTTTTTTCCGCTTACCATTGTTCCTCCATTACCTGCTTGTGTTCCTGATCCTCCTTGGCCACCACAATTCGTGCAAACTCCTTTATTATTTGAACAAGAAGGACACGATGGACACACAGGAGGTACTATCTGTGTCTTTAAAATATAATCGTCCGAATACCCGGATGCCGTAGGTTGACCACTATTCTGACTCAATTGTTGGGCTCCTCTGGAGCCCTGACCACCATAACCTCCGCTAGTTACAAAATTATTAAACATTGACATTAGTCCGTTCGCATTAGAACCAGAACCTGTATCGACTGCGTTTGCTGTGAAACGTACCGCATTCTTTAGTGTATAACCATTATTCATTTTACTAATAATAGCCACTAATGTATTAGTACCATCAGGAATATATAAAACAACATTATTACCCAATGTGTCTTTAATTATATTTGGGCTAAATGTAATACTTTGCATTGTCGAAGGTGTGTTTGAAATCGTATTGGGTGCAGTAACTTGTACACTCGTAATAGGGTTTAATCTATTATATATAGTTATTGCTTTTGGTGTATTCTGGGTTTGCACAATCAAAGATCCATTCGTGATATCATATTTTACATACTGGCTTAATTGATATAACACCTTATTAGGATCATAATAATTATCAGAAACAAATCCATTATTTTTAGGATCTGTATCGTCTGATAGATTACTTAATCCAATACTCTGACTTGAGACTCCATTAGAATCAGTTGGCCAATTATAAATATTGAAATTACCATTACTCATACCATAGGTTCCTACGTGAGTATTATTAGTAGTATCTAAAATATGAATATATGTGTTGGTATTCCAAGGTATATACATAACAATGTACCTGTCAGTATTCATAGATTTTGATGTATAAACAAAAGAGCTATAATTAGAGCTTATTATATTTATTCCACTTTCTGCTCGGTTGCTTTGGGTAAGTATTACATTTCCATTATAAACAGAGCTGTTACCAAAATTATCCCTAGGAGTTATTGTTGTACTAATAATAGTATTACCTATTAAGTCTACACTACCACCTGTAACATATTTTGGTGAATCAATCTCTATTAAATTGCCATTTCCGGTATCAAAATATAAATTGTCAAATAATTTTGTAACTGATTTACTGTTTGAATAAGTAGGAATAATTAAAGAATAAGGATTATTTGATTTGGAATTGTTAGACTCTTGATATGAAATGAACCCTTCTTTCCATACACTTTTTCCTACAATCACTGATACTACTAAAACTATTAATAAAATTAAAAATAACAATAATGCTGTAACTTTCATATGAATGTATAGATTATGATACGAAAAAATCAGGGGAACCTACGGTTCCCCCTGAGACCCCCTCCCTTTACTTAGCTAATTCTCCTTTTTACTGAGGGAGGGGTCGCAGGGTCCGAGCCCCGCAGGGTCCGAGCCCCGCAGGGGCTCAACCTGGATCGCCCACAGCTCCGCTGGGGCGATTGAGGGAACCGTAGGTTCCCTGCTCCGTAGGTTCCCCTGACTATATTATATAAAATTGAATTAAAGCCTAAAAAATATACTTTTAAATTATTATTATGCCTAAGAAAGATCCGGTTTTATTACAACGTTTTCATAGCGAATCTTCGCTATACGAGTTAGCATTGGATGAAGTTGGCAGAGGATGTTTGTTCGGACGTGTATACGTTGCTTGTGTTGTTTTACCTAAAGACCCCACCCTTTTTACAGGGGTTGATGGAACCAATATTAAAGATAGCAAGAAATTTTCTTCTAAGAAAAAATTAGCCGAAGTTGCCGAATATATTAAAAAAAATGCATTATCTTGGCATATTTCCTATGTTGATGCGGATGAAATCGACAAAATCAATATTTTACAGTCTACGATGAAGGGTATGCACGATTGCATTGATCAAATTTTTATAAAATTAGTAGGAGGCCCTACGATGTTAGATAAATGTCTTGCTACTGTTGATGGTAATTATTTCAACCCGTACAGACGGTTCGATCTCTCTAACAATACTATTTGTGAATTACCACATATCACGGTAGAACAAGGTGATTCGAAATATATGGGAATAGCTGCAGCATCTATCCTGGCCAAAAATGCACGGGACGAATGGGTACTAGAAATGTGTCAACAATATCCTTTACTTGTAGAACGTTACAGTATTGATACGAATATGGGGTATGGTACTAAACTACATTTAGATGGTATTAGAGAACACGGTATTAGCCAGTGGCATCGTAGAACCTTTGGATCTTTATGCAAAAGTTCAGAAATAAATAAAATAGATTTATAAAATAATATAAAAACAATTATAGATAAAATGTAACAGGATGTTGACTCGCTCACAAACCGCTACTAAAAATTGCAAAGTAGAGAAAAATACGGTACTTCCTTTAACGAAGTTACAAAAGGTGTATAATAAACCTGAAAATGTGTTTACGATTGTTCGTACACGTTCTTACAATAATGTTGTTGATAAACTACAAAATAATAAGAGCATTGTTAGTAGTATTGTTACACGTTCATCTGTTGATAAAGAAGTAAATATTGATTTTGATGGAGCTAGTCACGAATGGCGAAGAAATAAACGTTCTTGTGGTAATGGATCTTATGTTTACAAATAAAAAATATTTTTGTATTATAGTATGATCAGCTCTCAACAATTATCTTCTAGTCGTAGAAGATCTGTAGGATTATGTATCTATCAAAATGAAGATTTGATGCGAGAAATCTATTTATTTGACCCTACTTTCCGTATTATTTTTAATGAAAATTTTGTTGCTAATAATATCATTTTAGAAGCTGCTCACGATTTTTGGTGGAAAAAATATATTAAATATTTACGTATGTATCGTGATGAAGACAGTCTTAAAGCTATAAAATATGTTTTGGAAATGCAAAAAGGGTTTTTTGATACACTACGACAAATTTCTCCTGAAAGCTTCTTTGGAGAGGAAGATGAATAAGCCCAATAACTAAATCTTAAGAAAAATTGAATATATTATTGTTTTTTATAGTAAACACCAATAATATAATGGAAAATATAATGGAACGACATTGGCGCGGTATTCCCCGTCCTTGGGATCAATATATTGGTAAAACTTACGGTAAATATACATTGACAAGTTATCATAATCTTCCTAATAAGGATCCGTCAAATATTCCACCTGTATATAAATTTAGCTTAATAAATCCGGATTATAAAACCATAACCGTAGATGCGTGCAATATTTTACAATTAGAAAACTGTTTTCCCTGCTCTAAACAAAAAGAGTCTCCATATTTTGTCTCGAAATAGCCATATATTTTGTCTCTCGGTCCATCACACTATAACCTATTAAAAATTGTTGTTCACGTTCCATATAAACAAACCCCAAAGTATATTCTACTTTTTCTTTTTCAAATGTAAACATCCTTGTATATCTTTTCAATTGCATTGTAAATGCATCCAATACTACCATAATATGATAATAATACCGGCGATCTTCGTAACTTACTACGTGACATATAAACCATATTTCTTCACCCATCCTTACTCCATTGGTCGAACCACGCACCCAGCGGAAAAAATGGGGGGTATTTTGCTCACTAGTTATCTTTAATTTTTTAACAATCTGTCCTTTCTCATCTATTTTTTTATCAGGATCTTCGATTACATTTCCAATCTTAAGTGGATACCAACCATAGATTGTTTTCATTTCGCGATCTCCGTTTTTAAACATAACCCAATTTTTCTCAACTTCTTGTTGGTTCTCGGTATATACCAAATTTGATGATACATTACCACCATTCTTAATAGTTCCTGTTTCAATTACCATCTTACTATATCCGAGCCCTCTATTTGCATTAAAATATAGCGTATCAATATTCGAGAAAAGTCGTACGTCTTCCAACCCTACATACAACCCATCATAACATTTATTATAATCTAGTTCATTTTCTGACAATCTTAACCAATTGGGCGTTGATATATCTATTTTTGCCAATACATTCTTAGTTAAAATATTATCTCCATAACTATATTTTCCTTGATCATCAATACGATAAGAAACATAACGAACATTTACTACTATCTTACCTTGCTCACTGCATAAGGATGGTGTACTTGACAAATATATATTTCGATCTATGTTCACTGATTTTCCTATGTTCTGGAGAACCTGTAAATTGTTTGCTGGTATTGGGTTCTCCATCTCTTTCAACGATTTTACATAAAATTTATAATTAGAAAGAACATTGCGACAAATACTTTCATCTGCCATTGGATGTGCTAATACTTTCATACACGATTTTGTAATGTCTTTGTTCTGCGTATTTCGGTAATAAGCCAAAATCGTAAATTCATAATCCAATTTGAATTCATAAATATCTTTCTCTAAAAATAAATGGTCATTGGAATTATCATGGGATCGTTCGTAGTCCGCCATTTCGTAAAATGCATTGGCCAAAATATTTTTACCCATACTACGGTAATAATGTACCATCTGATACAAGTTCTCTATTCTATTCGGATAATACTGATATCCCTCCATCCAATAATGAAGTGCATTCGGCATATCTTCCATTGAACGATAACACTTCCCTATGGAATAATAGGAGAACCAAACCTCTTGTTGCCATCCACCTATTTCAATACGTTTCTTATAATATTCGATTGCCTTATCATATTGGTGTGTATTTGAGTAAGAATTTGCCAAATAAAATGTATATCTATCATTGTTCGGGTTCTCCTCCAACCCTTTTAATAGAAGTCTTATATCACGTTCAAATTTATCATCTTTCGCACCTCCATCCCCAATATCATCAATAAATAACAATGCCTTGTCTATCTCGTTATATTCTGTTCCATCTGTGGTTTTTACATACTCGTGGGTTACACCCCAATACGAATATTCTGGATTGTTACGCAAAATACGCACATTTTTATAGAAAAATGCTTCACTTCCTTGAAACACATAATATGCATCCTTATCCAGTGCTTTTCTGAAATTTTTAGGACAAAGTTTAGAATTAATATTGAGAACCATATCAGCATCTAATAATAGCAAATAGTCCGCATTCGGCATCCCAATGCAACTTTGTAGGGCAAATGTACGATTGTACCCAAAATCACGGAAAGGTTCTCTAACAATCCTACCTGGTTTGTTATTCTCTTTGAAAAAGTTTTCAATGATTTCTACAGTATTATCTGTACTACCTGTATCACAAATACAATAACTATCTACTAAGGGGAGAACCGAATTTAGGAGTCTTAAAATCACTTTTGATTCATTTTTAACTATCATATTGAGGCAAATTTGTTGGGGGATAGTTTCTAGGTTCTCCATCATACCTTTATTTTTATTATTAATATTAAATTTTTAAATGATTTATATCATATTATAATATAACGATCTAACAATAATAATGTCTTTTACCAGATTCAGCAGTGACAAAGCACGTATTGAAAAACAACTTGAACAACAAACATTTTCTGCAAGATATATGTTAGATAAACCTGGTTATGGAGTAAATAATATGACATTTTTAGAAGACCCTCAAATACGTTTACAAGGTTGGGGTGCAAATATAAATATGAATCAAAATCCTGTGGATATAGAATCAGATTTACTCACATTATCAAGAAAATATAATAGAGATTTAGTAGATGTGAATGACCATAAGAAACACGGTATTACAATGCAACCTGTAAATTGGGGAACCTCTAATCCGATCATTGATGATAGTCGCGCAAGTTGCCCTGCTTGGATGTTCAGAGATGTAGTAAATAATCGCTGGGAAACACCCCTTTTAAATCCTCAGAACAACATTGAGAGACCTTTTAACTTTGATATTCAGACCCGTATTTTAGAAAAAGACAATTTTCAGAATGTTTATCCAACAGTAAGATAATATACTATATTATTATAACAATAATAATATATTAAATGGAGGCAATTGTACCTGGAATTGCTATTGGCTTATTATGGTTAGCTACTCAACAAAAAAAGAATAAGGAGAACTTTACAAGTTCTCAATTACCTAATACAAATATTCCAGATACGAACTATAGTCAAGATTCATATTATGAACCAGCCAACCCTGAATTAGATCAATCCGCTGAATTAACAGTCAATAATCGTTACGATGGTGAGGGTGCTTACACCGATAAATATTTTAATGCGAATATGAATCAGTCCAACCTTTCTATGCCTTCTACAGACAATTCACCCCAATTTTATTCGTTAACCGGCGAAAAGGTGTCTGCTGAGTACTTTAAACATACCAATATGCAGCCATTCTTCGGTTCAAAAAGTCGTTCAATGATGACGAACGGAAACGTAAACGAAGGACTTTTAGACAGCTATTCGGGTTCAGGTTCTCAGTCCATCACCAAAAAAGAACAATCTCCTTTGTTTGCGCCTAATGAAAATATGCAGTGGGCACACGGCGCACCAAATCGCAATGATTTTTACCAGAGCCGTGTCAATGCCAGTTCGAAAATGTCCAATGTTTTACCATTTGAACAAGAACACGTTGCCCCTGGTATTGGTCTCGGTTATGGTACAGACGGTTCAGCCGGTTACAATTCTGGTATGTTAGGTCGTGAACTTTGGATCGATAAAAACGCTGATCAACTACGTACTGCTAACAAACCTAAGGCTACTGGTCTTTCCTTATTAGGCCACGAAGGGCCTGCCAATAGTCATATCAAAGAAATTGCAACTCGAGAACAAATGGGTATTATGGAAAAAAATCGTCCTGAAACCAGTTACGCTTGGGATACACGTTCAGGTTCTGACGATATTGGTCGTCTTATGCCTGGAAGTGCAATGGAACGTGGACCAACAATGCGTGCTATTCCAGTT